ACTCCGGAACTTATCAAATAATTGGTCACCTTTATGGGAGATAACAAAAATATTTGTATCAGAACCCATTTCTTGTATTAGTTTTAAAAACTCCTCGGTGCCAACGCCATCTAAACTAGAATCAAACACTTCATCCAATATCAATAGATTTGTATTGGTACTATTCTTTAGTTTGGCAATCTGTCGCCATGTAAATAACAACGCCAAATCAATACGCATCTTTTCACCTTCTGAGAAATTGGCATAACCAAATTCATCACGGTGCCTAGATTTAATTGTTTCTTCAAATGATTCATTGATATTAAAGTTCACAAAGAAATCCATGGCAGTCAAATACTTATTAATTAATTTATTCATAATAGGTAAATACTGACGAATAATCTTTGTTTTGATACCAGTATCTTTTAATAAATTACCAGCAAACTCATAGTATTGTTTTTCTGTGGAAAGTTCTTCTTGTTTCTTAACCAATACACCAAGTTCTTCTCTGAGTTCTTTCAACTTGGCATTTTCTTCTTCAAGATTATTTTTGTGGCTGGTCAGTTCTTCCACTTCTTTTTGTAATTTTGTGACGAACTTATTAATTGCCGATATTGTTGAATTGTGTTTAACGACCTCGTTGTTGTGTTCCGTAATGTGTTTAAGACCATACTGAATTTGTTCGATTCGTTTGCTTGTTGCAGCAATCTGAACATTGATATCCGATAAGGCTGTAGTGACTTCTTCTTTGGTTTCATTGAGTGTAGATACTTGTTCAGTTCTAAACTCTTGGTCAATGCCTTGTTTACAGGTTGGACAATCAGCATGCTCTTCATAGAATGTTACCTCTTTATCAATCTTCTTAATGCGTGATTCTAGTTTAGATTCCAACTGTAATAGTTTGGAACTTTTTCTTTGAACCGACATTTGATCGGCAATCTTACTCTGTAATACATCAATATGTTTTTGTATAAGTTTCACATTTCTTTCTAATGTAAAGATTTGATCTACAGAATCGGCAATCTCTTTACGTTTCTTGGCAATCTCCTCATCAGAACGGTTCTTGTGTTCTTCAATGCTTTGTTTCTGAAAATTAATCTTCTCAGATGTTAAATCCATTTCATATTTGTTTTTGGATGAAATATCTTTTATAATAGCCATCTTCTCTTTGACAACACCATTCATAGAGGAGAAGATTTGAATATCTAATAGGTCCTCAATGATTGCTCTTCGGTCTGCCGGTGATAATTGCATAAAAGGAACAAACGAGGCCGAGCCAAGAATAACCACTTGAGTAAACGATTTATAATTTATTTTGAGAATAAATTTCTCTAAGTGTTCTTGGTAATCTTTTGCCTTGGCATCTTGGTCAACCATAATGCCATTACAATATATTTCAAATGTATTTGGTTTAATACCACGAACCACTTTATATTGTTTTTTGCCAATAGAAAATTCAATCTCAACTATACAATCTTGTTGATTAATAGAATTAAGTAATTGTGGTTTATTGATTTTACGAAATGGTTTGCCAAATAAACCAAAACACAATGCATCCAGGATAGTGGACTTACCCGCACCATTGTTACCAATGATTAGTGTGTTTGGTGACCTTTGTAAATCGATTTCGGTAAAATAGGTGCCGGTAGATAGAAAGTTTTTCCATCTGACTTTTTCAAAAATTATCATGCTATAATATTTTCACTTATACAGTAATGTATTGTTTAGTATTTTCCGTATCTTGTATTAAGAGATTTTTCATGTGTTGAATTTGTTCTTCACCTAAGGTGTTTTCAATCCATGGAAAAAGAATTTGTTTTCCTTTTTCTTCAACTTCAGAATATAAAAGGTATTCCTTTTCTTCATATGTTAGATGAGCAATGTATAATCTTTTATACTTATCTAAACAATGAAAAAAACGGATTTCTGTGACGACATTTTCTATTCCGTTTTTTGTTTCTGTACCAATTTGAGAAATTTCATAAGAAAAATTATAATTCATTTTATGCTTGTTCCGTGTTTAGAGCTTCGACATACAACTCTCGTAATACCGTTTTTAATCGAGTATTATCAATGTGTTCTTCTTTAATACCATCCACATACTTATTGATAATAGTTATGGTATCTTCTGCTTGATTAACTATATCATCATCCAATCCTTCTGTCAAGTCAATTACATCTTCAGCAATGGTAATATCGACAGGATTGACATTGTACAAACTGCTCATAAACTTATCAAATAGATAAGGATTAGTTTTGTTGACTACTACAACTTTTACATATGTGTTGGTATATTTATCTAGGTTTTTACTGGTAATTTCTGTAATGCTTTGTTCCTTATCATCATACACGATACGATGAAACATTACATTAGGATTCTCAATAAATTCCAACTGGCGGCTAGACAAATCAAAAAGGTGAAAACCCCTTGGATCATTATAATCTTGCCAGGTGAGTTCGTATGGGTTACCCAAATACCAAATATTATCTGCTTGAGAACGATGGTGAAAATGACCACTAAACACCATATCAAAACGTTTAAATAAATCACGGTCGTATCCTTCATAATTTGGTATACCACGATTCATTGAAAACCCAGAAATTTCTAAATGCCCCATACAAAGCGATGCATCTGTGCTTTCAATAACCTTTAGACTTTCATCATAGTTATCGGCACAAATCCATGGAACCATACAAATCTTTGTGTTGTATACTTCAATGTTTGTAGGTGAATCAATAACATTAATATTGTTATATTCTTGTAGTAATAAATGTACTGAGTTTACATTATTGGTATTTTTAAAATAGGTGTCGTGATTACCAGCCAACATATGAACTTTAATGCCTTTGGCATATAACTTGTCAAAGAACATTTCTCTTGCACGTTTTAGTGTGAAAAAGTTTATATACTTTCTACGGTCAAATGTATCACCTAAAATAAGAACAGTATCAATGCCGTTCTTATCAAGAATTGGAAAAAAAGTATCCCGATAAAATCTTTCATAATATTCTAAGAAATGTGATGAATCATTACGAGCACCAAAATGTTGGTCTGTAATAATGGCAACTTTAGTTGCGGTCTGGTTTTTTGTTGTCAGCGTCATTATAATATTTAATTTCTAATACAGATTCAAGTGGTTGTTGGTTGGCAAACACAGTTGCCTCATGTAGTGTTTCAAATGATTTAACCTTTAAGCTTCCTCCACTCAAGGTATAATTAACTTTGTACATTATATCACTCTCCTAAAAACTTTTCAATACCCTTAGGCTTCTTTACCTCTTTTTTCTTTTCTCTGGCTTCTTCATAGTTCTCAATAAACTCGGCAATGTTATCATACAGTTCGAACTGCCTTGAAGTACCATCTTCAAACTCCATTAATTCCATTTCATCTAATATGCCCATTTGTTCTGTGGCTTTATACTTAACATATAATTGTTTTTTTTCTTTTTGTATTCTTCGTAAAAAGGCATAGTAGATAATCTGTGTAAAATAAGCAAATGGATTTTTGGACTTACTAGGATCAAAGTTATCAAAATACATTAAACAGTTTTCAATACCATCAGACATCATTTCATCACGATAGGTATAGTTTATAAAATTAGGTTTATGTGATAGTCCTTCGGCAATCTTCATAAAGCACTCACCAATATAGTTTGGAATAGGAGGAGGCGGTGCATTGTCCTTCTTGGCCACCTTTTGTGCCTTCTTGTAATCAATTAACGCCTGTAAAAAGTCGGCATTGTTTATATAATGTTTTTGTTTAGTTGCCATTTGTAAATAAATCTCCTAATTTTTGTATATAATATTTTTCACCATTTAATTCAACTTTAAGTTTGGTTTCTATTTTTTGTGCAAACTTATTCCAATCATTTTCCCATATCTTTACAATATTATATCCATAAGATTTTATATACGACAATCTTAATTCATCTTTTTTCCATATTTCTTGAGATGTTCTGCTCAAAAGCTTTTGCTCTGGTAAATAAAAACTAGGGTTAGCGTGGAAATAATCACCAAAATATTCTATTACAAAATTATCCTTTAATCCATCCACAAAATACTTACCTATTTTAACTTCACGGTGTATTCTATCGTTTGGTATTTGTAAAAAATCTAAACATGCATCTGAACCATTACTTTTTCTGTGTCCTTTAATATTCAAATTATTTAAATCGGGGGACTGCATGTTTAAATCATTGTATGTTCTAATATAGGATTCTTTGGTCAGATCAACTCTTAACCAAGGCCTTGTATAATTATTTTCTTTTCTTACATCCATTATATTCTTTTTGTATATGTGATGATGTGGATGCTGTTCATTTGCAATACTAGTTAATTTGCCATTGACCACGGTACGTAATCCATTAGTCAAAGCTTGATTAATTGTTTTACCAATTTTTGATATAGGATGCCTACGTGTGCCATCTATAGCCAACCATCCTTTTTTGGCCAAAACAAACTCTGTATAATGAAAAGTTTGACCAGTGTAATGACAGGTATAGTATTCTTTAGATATATTCATTTATACCACATAAAGTTATTGACATTCGCTTGACAAGAGTGTAAAGTCGAGTATGTCCTTGGTTGAAAGTATTAATGTATTGTATCATTACCTTGTTTTATAGTAGTTAATTCATTTACTATCTCTTGTATTTCTTCATCATTCATTTCGTCAATTGAATCCTTTGCCTTCAACAAACGTTTAATCTTTTCTACAGTATGGAGATAATACTCAGAGAATTCTTCATCAGGTTCCAAAATACAGAGAACATCTTGTATTTTTAATTGTATTTGATTTTTCTTTAACAGTTGTACAGGCAACCAATGACGCATAACCAAACCAGAATGATTTCCACGGTAATCAATTTCAAATGACATGGGTTCTTCAATGTCATAATATTGAACGCCATTGGCTGTTACTGTACCAACAATATCTTCACCATTCTGTAATTTAATAATTTTTATATTATCCATTTTTAAGGCCTATCTTATAGATTTTGAATGGGAACTTCTCATTATTATATATCTTTGTTCTTTCCACGAAATGTTTTAATGTATAATTCATATGTTTTTTATATCTGAGGTCATCTGCTATGTCGTATAATGTGGCTATTTCTTTGCCATCACTTTGTCGTAAACTTCGTCCAATACTTTGCAAAGTTCGAATACTCGATTTTGTTGGCATCGCAA